CCCTAATGCTTATTTGTATGTTCGTACCAACTTGCCTTGAAGTTGACGATGTTGGCCGCCGTGCTTGATGTAAATGCACGACAATATACAGTGTTTTTCTTTAATATAAGCTCGTCGTCCCTACCGCTTACACCGCCTGCTGATTTGCTGCCAAATTTTATATCACTGACCTCTTGTAGATGATCAGTACAGTTGGTTACACCGCCAGTTATAATAAACCCGCTTCGGTTAATTTCGTATTCATCCCCTGTATCAAAATCATTGTCAGTGCCGCCAGCTTGAGACGTTAATGTAACTGTATCTGCTGTGTTTGACGCTACAAGCCCGCTTGACCAGTCAAGTGAGTTAAACACCTGAAATCCAACAAGCTCATCAACTGTCCATGCTTTTGTGCTGTCTATAAGTACAGCGGAGTTGTTTGCGCCTGTGTGCCTGCCAGTCCAACAATTAATATTCCTGTTGTTTGCATGAATTGTGTACCGTAACCCACCAGCCATGCCGCCTGTTGCGTCTTCTTTCAGGGTTGTTTGCAGGATTGCGCTTGAGCCAATCTCCCAAACAAAATGACCCCACCTGTCAGTATCAGGAGTTACAAGTTTAACAAAAATCGTGCCAGCTACACCCAACGTAGTATTCCCTTCTAAATAAAAATGATCTCCAGAATGAATCTCGCTGTGCGAATAATCCACTGTTTGGAGCGAATTTGTAACAGTATCTATCATTACCTCATCTGTCGCACCAGCGGCACTTCCGTATCTGGCTGTCAATAGTTTCCAAAGACTCATTTACCACCATCCCTGAGTTGAACTAAAATGTATGTCGATTACTTCACCGTCTGAAAGTACACTTCCAATCACTGTGCCGTAAAGCTCCTCCAACCCGTCAGGCTGTACCGTTAAGTCGTTTCCGGAACTTCCGCAGTTTATCAATTTATAATGTCTTCCACCCAATCCAGCCGGTAAATTCGCTGTGATTGCATTCAAATCAGTATCGCAAAATATAATATTGTCAGTACTTAAAACAGTGTAAGTTGCATCAGTTACAACCGTGGTCGTATATCTAATCCCGCCTGTTATTATTAAAATACCGTTTAGCGTGCTGATGTTATCTAAATTTTTAACTATATCCTCGAAAAACTCAATCCACACACGGTCAACTTCCTGTGTCTCAACTATCAGCTTCCCGTCTTCAACTTCGTTGTTTTGTTTAAACGCAAACAGTTTAGAAAAAAACTCAGAAAATATGGGTGTACTTATAATGCTCATGCAAAACCTTTTACTGCATCAACATAAGCGCCCAATATTACATACTTACACGGGTCTGTAGCAGAGAACTCCCAAACCCTGTTTCTCGTTTTACCCTGCTTCGCCCACCGTGCCCTTGCAGTATAAGCACCAACCTTGCCGACCGATCTTGTATCAATATTAGAATAAGTATGACCGCCATCATCAGACCATCTTAACATAGCTTCAGCGTTCAACCCTGTCCCGGTTGTCAAGCCAACACCGGCTTCAAACTCTATTTCAAAGTTGCTTAAAAACAAAAACTTTCTATCAGAATGAATAGCCTGTGAAGTTCTAATCCTTTTGATCGGTTGCAGATTGTCAGTATATGTAGTTGAACTCATTTCATAAATTTTGCCGTTCTCGAAATCACCGACAAGATGCTTCTTCCCAAACTTTACATGCGTGTTTGATCTGTGCCTGCCAGTATCAGGATAACTCAAACGCTGATGCCATTCCTTGGTAGTTTCTTCAAAAACCCAGGTAACGCTTGCAGACGGAAACGTAAGCTCATAAAAAACGCCGCCGTCATAAATATAAGTTAAACCTATCGCATCGTCTATTTTATCGTAAGTACCTATATGATAATCAATCTGCCTTGTAGAAACAACCTCGTCTCTATATCCAGGCGCTCTAACTACTTGGCTTTTATCCGATAGCCAATAAATAGAGTTTTCAATCTTGGCTACAGAACCAACAGCGCCTATACCAGTTTCAATAAACGCCCGCCTCCTGAACGGAAAATCAGTATCGTTAGAAGCAGACCAAATTTCGGTAGTTTCCTCACCAAAAATCCATAAGTCCAGATGATTTGAAATACAAGTAAGCGCCTTGTCAGGATCTCCTTCTGCTGATGCAAAGTCAAGCGACGACCAGCTTGTACCGTCATAAATGTCAGATATGAAAAACGATTCTGTGTCCTTCTGGATTGTTATAAAAACGCCATTCTGGTAAGCAAGGCCGGTTGCTATTGCTGGAAAATCAATATCGGTTATCTGTGCAAAATTAAATGTCGTGCTGTTATAAATATACCCTTTGCCGTCAGCACTATCAACAAACATTACCTGGTTGCCGTTATCAGCCGCCCACACAAAACCGGACGAACTCGACATTGTACCCCTGCTTGTAAACGTTAAGCCGTTTGCAGACACAGAATACAGCGTGTCCCCTACCACTTCTAAAAGCTCATCATTTATTACATACAGCTTTCTTGCAGATTTATCGTCTGTGGAGTCCCCAAATTCTAATAATCCAGGAGTCGGGTAAAGCGCAAACTGTTCTTTGCCGCCCCTGTTGTCAATAACAGGAAACATGTTAATGCAAAGCTGTGCGTTTAAGTTGGTACTATAATCAGAATATGCTCCGCCAACAAAGTTTACTTTCATCCTTGGCCGCCATAATCCATCCCGAAATATGTTGAAGAATCTTCCCTGTCAAATCCGATAAGCCCATCCTTGGTTCGCATGGCTTCCATCATAACACTTGGTGGTGCGTCCCTGCCAGTCTCAGGCGCCAAATCAACCGCAAGATTCCATTTGATCGCCTTTAACGCATTGGGCGGGAAATCAGCGGTATCAGCGACATCATCGAAATCTGTCAACGGGTATTTTATTGTAAACTTAGCAGTATCCTGGACATCACCAGCGGCAGGCCAAATGTACAGCTTTCCGTTTGTAAGTTGCGGGTCGTACCAGATTTGGTTTGTTATTCCTGTGTTTGTTTTCAAGTTCAATGCCATGTATTCGTCACGGCTGATAATATCAATAGGTGTTTCCAATCCGGCAGAATCTATCCGCCTGTATTCTATTATTTCGTATGGGCGTTGAATTTTTGAGCAATAAGTATATACGTGGTTATCAATAGCGACACCATCTGTCAGGGCGTCTATAAAAACAGTCAACACCGCTACGCCAGAACCAATGTTTGACCATTGCAAAGTCCCGTCGTCAAGCTCTATGCCGATAAAGTCGCCAACAGTCCCAATTTCTATATTTCCACTTCCCGCAGCAGAGATAGAAACAGCCGTTACAGTCCGATACTCTTTTGTGCTGAATACAGATGTTGTGTTTGGGCCGGTAATGGTTTCAGTTTGGCTTTGCTCAAGACCGTTTGTCCCGGTAATACTAAAAGTAACCCCTGATTCGTCTCCATCCGAATATATTAAAAGTTTTCGAGTGGACGGCATTACCGCTGTTGAACCGGTAACAAGATCACCGTCAAGCGTAATCGAGCCAGAAGCCCCTGGCGTTACCGCTTCGATTATTCCGTCCCTGTCGTACGTATCCCCAAAATCGTCTACAGAATCAACCACAATGGATGTATCGGTCGCCACGGCAGCAGTCGCCACTTCGGTTTTACCGTGTGTGCTTGCTATATGATCGCCTGTCGGTCCTAGAAGATAGGATGTGCTGTTCAACTCATGGAAAAGAGTTACTTCTTGGTTAAGCCACAAACCTATCCCATCGTTTTGCCAATCCTTTATCATGTAATTAGCAGCTTCAATTGCGTCGGTCATATCAGAAGCAGACGCGGTTTCACCTGAAGCAAGCGCTCCTATTAGCCGCATAGAACCTGTTACGAGTTCCTGAATTGTCGGGTTGAAATTATAAGAACCAGAAGTTGTCATAAGCTCTCCGGTGTTACGTCTCCGTCTGTCATAAACACATACGCCTGTTCGTCACGGGCTATCGGAACCCGCTGCCTGTCCTTAACCGCCTTTACAAAATCCTGAGGATGACGTGCTTCCCAGAATTCTTTTTTAACAAAAAGCCCGTCCCATTGCATCCTGCATTCGCTCGCCTTGACTTTAAATCCGGAAGCATCGCAGATCACGTTATAATCACCATGCTTATACATTTAGCTCTCCATCGAAGTTATTACTGTCATTTCAAGTGTGCCGGAGGTAAAGCCGGATATAGCGTTTCTTATCGCTATCACAGGTGATACAATAGCACCATCTGCAGAAGCGACTTCAGCTGTTAACCCAGCAGCATCGTATGGGTCTGCATCGCTTTCGTCAAAATCAGAAGCGGTTATATCGTTTAGCGTGTATTGTGTCGTGTATGTCAAGGTTGCACCAGATGAAACGATATTACCGACAGTTATGGATTCAATATTCCTTGGTACTGGAATCCATTGTGAATCGAGTGCGCCAATAGTGCCGACAGTGACATTCGTGCCAACAGCGGCAGAACATGCAACCCTTGTAACTGTTGCGAAGTTTTTAGACCCACTCACGGTTGTTGCGTTGGGGCCGGTAATCGCCTCCGTTATTTCGACACCGTATCTGTCAAGACCATAGACAGTAAACGTCACGGCTGACATATCCCCTGCACAATAGATAGATACGTGCCTTGGTACGTCCATTGTAACCGTTCCATTAACGCCAAACGTTAAATTACCTGTTGCTGCGCCAGATGTGTAAATATCTGTAATTGTGGCGAAAGCGTCTGTACTGTATCCGTATCTTAATGTCGTTCCGTCGGGGCCGGTAATAGTATTTGTTTGCTTAAACCCGTCCACGTCTGTTCCGGTAATTGTGTAAGTATCCCCAGACTCGTCAACGGCTGTTGCGTACACCAATATTCGCCTTGGAGTTGACAGTATTGTACTTGTAGTAGACGACGCAAGCGCACCGTCCATAGCGATAGTCCCTGCTGCGGCAGGTGTAACCGCTGTTACAAGACCGTCAGCGTCAATACCAGAAGCAAGGGCACCGTTTATTAATAGATCAGATGCTGCTGCCGTTTGCTGCGCTGCTGCTATTCCGTCAGCATCAAGCGCATCCATTGTTAATGTTAATCGTGTTGGGCGCATGGTTTATGCTCCTTTTAAAAGCCCCCGAAGGGGCTTGGTTTGTTATTCAGCGTCAGCCGCAGGCATCAAAATACCATTCAATGAAACTTCCTCGACACAGTAATTCTGATTAAACGCCATACCTGTTCCGGTTACAACGTTGCTTGCAATAGTAGTGTGCCTACCATTAATAAAGTTGTACTCGCACACCCCAGTTGAATTAGAAACCCAATTCATAACAACTGTTGCAGCCTTTGCGTTTGAAAACGTATTGTGATGAACATACAAGTTTGTCCCAATCGCCGCGTCATAAATTGCCCCGTTTGTATAACCAAATCCGCCAAGCGTCATGCAATTAGCAACTTCGCCGATTGCAGCGGCACCCTCAACTTTTATCCCACCGACACATTCAACAACGTCATTTGTCAGCCGTAAGCCGTCAATCAGGAAGTTGTCGCCGTTAGCTGTAATGGTAACTATATCAACCTTGTTTTTTGCAGTCTGGGAGCCGACATGAACTGTGTTTAAAAGCGCACAGCCAGCAGCGTCTATATTAACATCAGACGTTTGTGCGTCTGTTCCAGGTGCTGCAAATTTTATATTGGCAATAGTAACGTTAGCAGCCGATACGTCAATAGCGTCAATCGCTCCGTTGCCTGTGATAATTGGCAAATCTCCCTGACCACCAACACCAATAATCTTTACACCAGCCACATCTGCGTTAATCTGCACTGTAATAGTCTCTGCATAACCGGGTTTTACCATTATCATATCACCCCTGCCTGCAGTGCATCTTCCTATCGCATAATCTATTGTGGCAAAAGGTCTGTCAAAAGTACCCTTATGACCGTTTGAACCACCAGATGTTGCGTCATCAACCCAAAAAACTTCTCCGCCGTAGGCATTAAGAACCGGCATATTTCTAATTGTTACACCGCCAGCCCAACCGTTTGGATAAGCACTTTTCATTTTTTTAGTCTCCTTTTAGGGGAAAACATCCGGGCAGGAATGACCCTGCCCGGATAGAATTAAACACCTTCGCTTGCAAAAATACCCCTTGGGTTTGTGTTCCCAAAAGAATATCTTTCATAGCATTTCATCAAAGCATTGTCGGTATGGAAATCGTTATCTTTCGTAAGTTCTCTTGCGATACGATTAAAACCAACCATGCCTCTTTCTGCGTTAGTTCGAATAAACCAAGGGCTAGAATCGGTCAAAAAATGATTCATTTTAATGCCACCTGGAAGCGAGTTTAAAGAGTTAAGCACGTTAAGTGCGTTATTAGCAGTGTCGTTCTGAAGTGTGGACTTTAAAATCCTGTTCGCTTCAAACCAGCTCTGCCGCGGGATAACCAGACAATCCGGCATCATGCCGGTAATATGACCACGCTCATTGGTTGTGCCCATAATCTGCGTAATCAGATCCTCAATTGCCGCCTCACTCAGATTAGCAGAAACAGCAAGCACATTACTGAAATCGCCTGCCAATGTCGGATGATCTGTTGTGCAAAGGATTTTGCCGTCGCCGAAAGTATAACCTGATGTAAATGCACGGTTATATATATTAGCAGCAACATACTCCTTTGTCTGGCTCATGGAAAAAGAAAGCTCACCAGCCAACCTTTTAGCGATTGACTCGTACTTTCCGTCATCAATGGCTTCCCTTGAAACAATTGCCCCTTGCCCGTAAGCTACATTGACATACCTTGTCGTATAACCCTGGGATGTGTCAGAATAAGTCACAGATGTGGACTCATTCTTTCTCGGTGCAAGCGGAAGTCCGCTGTTTAAAACGTCTTCTTCATAATTCTGCGAAGAAGATTCCATATCGAACAAGTCTGTATATTGAATTTTGTGAGCCTTGTCCTTAGCCCCCCAATGGGCGTTAACCCCAGGCCATAAGTCTTTCGGATGATTCGATGTTAAAATAACACTCATTTTTTACCTCCTTATACGCCCAGCGGGTTGCGCTGTGAATGAAGATTAATCATAAACTCAAATACAGCGTATTGCGCAGGAGTATCTGCCGTTGATATCTCGTTGTCCTGGACATCATAGAGCCTAAGCACTTTAAGCTGGTGAGTGTTGGTGGTAGCTGCCGATGTACTATCAAGCAAAGACGCCGCTCTACCGGTTATTTTACTGCCAGTTCCGACTACCAGATTAACGTTAAACCCAACATCAGCCGCCTGAATATTTTCGCTCGCTGCGCTGTCTTCCTGGCCGATAAACACAAGATCCGGGTCGTCTGCAACCCAAACTATCCGCTCTGTATCGGTGGGGCCGTAAGTTATAGATAAATCGTCTCTATTAACCCCAAATCCGACAATCACGCCGGTTATAAAACCGCTTGTAGCAGCCAGTTCGACGCTCTGCAAAGTCCCAGCCTTGAATTTGTCGCCGCCGGTTGACTGTGCGGTGTTAGAACCACCCGCAACAATCAGAACTGCGTTGCCGATAAACATGTCCGCTGAGTACGTACTTATAGCAATGTACGGCGTTGCAGACCCGTTATACGGCGCTCCGTTTTTATGTCTAATGGGTGTAAACCCAAAAGGATTGTTTGTGTTCGCCATAGTTAACCTCCTCTATGGTTAGTTATGTTGTTTGTCATAATTATATTGAATGTCTATAGCTCCGTCTGGAACGTATTTGTTCTTATCAGTCCCGGTTAATATACCGTCGTCTATAGCACTAGCAATCTTATCAACTATTTTCTCTTTTTCTTTTTTGTCTTCTTCAAACAGTTCTTTTTTAAGAACCATCAGAAAGCCTTTCCGGCCATTTCCTCTATCTACCACTCTGCTCACTCTTGAACCAATGTCAGTATTCCCGTCGTCTTCGCCTAACGTAATCTTTCCGTCACGGTCATTTATGAAATCCCAACCGGCTTGCAGCGCTTCCTCTAACTCGCCCGGAGCGTCATTGAAAATATGACCAACATAACCGTCTGGAACACTTGCCGTAAGTTTCAGCTTTTGCCGGCCAATAGGAATACGCTCTCTAACATTCGCTACCTGTGTTGGCTTGTGCGACCTCTTGTGGGAATTTAGTCCAGCAAGTGACCCGCAAACCTTTCCGCAATTATCGCAAATAAATTCCTGCTTTTCTGAAACAACTTCTTCCGCTTTCTCGCCTAACATGCTTTTTATAGGATTAGTCTCGTTCATATCTTTTTACTCCCATTCGTAAGATTCTAAGTATTGTTTTCTGGTAAATCCAGGCATATCTTTTACAAACCGATCACACGCCGCTTTCGCATCGGAAGGTAAATCACTGAATTTCTTACCGCCTGAAGCGTCAGAGCTTACCTGTGAATCGCCCTCAACGTTTGACCCGCCAGAAGGACGATCAAACTTGTTGGGAAATTCCTTTTTCATAACTTCGCCAACTGCGTTGTAATGATCCATTTCTGACATTCCCGGCACAAAAACCCTCTGCGCAATGCTATCAGCCTGAACAGACATTAACGGGTTCTCAGCATACCAGGGATTCGTTTTCTTCCATTCTGTGAATACGGGTCGTTCTGCCAACTTTGGTTGCGGATTCTGTTGCGGCATTGGAGTGTTAAGACGGCTTATCTCCTGCTGCTTAATAGCCATTCTTTGATCCAACCGCTTATATTCCTCACCGTCAGCTTCCTCAACCGCTTTTGTTTGTGCTGCCTTTATATCAACCATATCACTCGATATAGACGCAACAGCCTTGTCATATTCACGCTTTGAAACCCCTTTATGGTATTCTGTGAAATCCTCCATTGTTTTCTTGTTACCAGCAAGCTCGGTTTTAACAGAAGACAATTCCTTAGTTACATCGTCAAACTTACCCTCTAAAGTGTTGTACCTTTCTCGCTTTATGGAAAGTATCTCCTCCCCGTCTTTTAAAAAAGTCTCAGCATCCTTTTCTCCATCTTCCCGCCAACCTTGCTTTGAAGCAGCTTCTTGCTTTTCGTCCTGTGTCATGCTTTCTAAGTCCATTATTCCTCCAATAAAGCCGTTATATCTTTGTCGTTACAAAGCCGGTACATTACACCATCTACCTTAAACGATGTTCCGGCATAGGCACACAGTAAAACCCTTGCGTCTGGTATTAATTGGCCTTGCTCATACTCTGACCAGCCGTCTTCAAACGCAGCGTCCCCCTTTGCAATTAATGTGCCTTTCTCCTGTTTTAACCTGTCTCTTTCCCTCGTGCCCGGTGGTAAAATTATCCCGCCCTTGGAAATTTCTTCAATCTCGTCAGGTCGAACCACAACACGATAATCAATCGGTCTAACTTTTGACTTGTTCATATTCCTCCCTGTAGTCTAAATTAAATAGTTCGTGCAATCCTGCAATCCTGCCTGTCTCAAAACTTAACGCAAGCGCAGTCTCATCGCATGTTGCCTTGTTGCAACTGCCTTCCCCGATATCCAGGGCTATTCGGTCTAGCTTGTCCGCCAGGTCCTTGAATATTTCCAGGGTTAGGGGGTGGTTTCTCCATTCCCTGTAATCTTGAAGCTGCATTTATTTTGCCCTCCTCTATTCTCGTCATGCTTTCTAATTGCGATTTATAAATATCTAATTGCGGTCCCTGCTCCTTGGATTCAGCATCGGCCAAATTCTTAATAGCCCGTGTCTTAATCTCGGCTACTTCCGCCAATACCTTAACAGACTCTAACTTCAGTTTTTCCGCCTTTAATTTCAGTTCGGCTTTCTTTAACTCAATCTTCGGGTCAGGCTTTGGCTCTGCCGGTTTTGGCAAAAGCTCCTCCTTGTTTGCAATATTCAATGCTTCTAAATATCGAGTCTTAATGGCATGGTCGTTATATCCCTGCCCGATCAGGCTTTTTAAAATCTCGGCTTTCATTAACCGCTGTGTTTCTGTTACTTCCCCAGGGTCTGAAATCGGCTCAATGTCAAAATCCTTTGCGTTATAGTCCTTTTTAATAACCAGGTTTTCCTCGTCTAAAACGTTGAAATAAGAATATTCAGGCAAAAACATTCGGTTAAGCTCAAACAACTTCTTGTATTCTGACTTAAATCCCCTGTGAATCCGCTTGAAAATCGCCCCAAAAACCTTCATGCCCTGCTCAATTAGCGCTAAAGTCGTTGTGGCAGGAGAATCAGCACCAGGCGCCTGCCCGGTCATTATATCAGCAACAGAAGAAAGCTTTTCACTCGAATTAATCATCATGCCAAGCAAACTAAATAACACCTGGGACGGCTCAGGAGCAGGGAGCGGCATTATCCCCTTGCGTAAATCCTCTCCGGTTATATTTACCGGCTTCCATTCGCCAAACTTAAAATCAACATTGCCGCCGCCCTTACTTCTGCCAAGCTGTATCCCTTTAGCTAAAAAACCTCCGCCACGATTAGCCATAGTGCCTGCGTCTAAAAGCTGATTTATAGTCTGGTTGATAGTTTTATTAATGGGTCTAAGCAAAGCCCCGAATCCGAAGCCGTAAATAGACCCATCAGGGGAAAGAAGAAATGGGAATCTGGTAAAGTAATTTATGGGAGTGATTAACTCAATCTTCCCTTTTTGGTTTCTTTTAATCCCTTCCTTTTCCCAACGTGCCACAATCCGTACCAAAATTCCGGTACTTTTATGGATGGTTACAATATAAGGCTCTTTATATCCGTCATTATCCAAATCTAACCAGCGATGCTGCTCAATAAATTTCTGAGGTGCGTCCTTATCCCCGTAATACTCGTCCTCGTCTACAACAGCAGACTCCCAAAGATCAGTTTCTAAAAAAGACCCGTTCCGTTGACGGGAAATAATCTCGTTAGGAGTTAATTCTAAAACATGGGAAATCCGGGTGGCTTCCTCAACTGATTTCGTCTTGTAATGAATTACACAGTTTTCGGGAAAAATTAAATCGGATACGTTTCGACGCTTTAAACTGGAATAATAAGTCTTTTTAAACATGCAACCCAAAACAGGTAGCGTGGTCAGCATTTGATCGTTCAACCCCTCCCATTCCTCCATCTCAGTCAATAACTGAAACGACATGTGCCGGGAAATACGATCTGCCCTCGCTTCCTTCTTACCGTCAACATCACGACCAATTATCCGTGTTTTCACAACTTCCCTGTCTTTTATTAATGCAGGTAATGCCCTTGCTGAAAACTGAATCGAAGCCGTTGAAATAACAGGGTATTTTATGTTTGCAGCGTTTGGAAACGGAACGTTCTTAATTTCCTCCGTCTGCATAGCCAACTTTAAAGATTCCTCATTGGCCTTCTTCCACTCGCTGCGTGTATCATCGTCCAGATTGAATTCCTCTAATACTAAAGAACCAATCTCAGTATTCTTGGATTCGTCTAAAACACTCGCAATATTTTGCTTTTCTAATAATTTATCAATATTCATTAATACCACCCACAAGTTGAATCAACCGGCTGCGAATAATTTTCCTCATGATAATCAGGGTCTGGCTTTTCCTCCGCCATATGATGGCTCATGGCCAGATATCTGGATGAATCCATTAAATGGTCATTTGTTTTCACTATTTTACCCTTCTCGTTCCGCCGATATAACCGAAATTCCTCAAACCAAAGTAAACAACTTTTAAATACCTTTAAACGACCAGTCGAAAGCCGATTCCAAACAGCAAAAATACCAGCCTCAACAGCGTTATTAGCTTTATATAAATTCAAGCCCAATCGAGTATATTCGGTAAATAAAGCCGCACCGTCCTTCTGACCGGATGCGCTCGAAGCCGGATCAATTAAACCAGGTATCCAGTCACCTCTAGCGTTTATAGCCGCCGCATGAACTGGCGGTTCAGAATGACCACGCTTATAATTACTATATAAATAAATCGTGTCAGACTCAACGTCAACAGCACCCCAAACAGCAGCAGTCCAGTTCCAACCAACATCAAAACCGTAAATTCTAGGCCAAAATTCGGGAATGTCAAAATCGTCACAGGTTATGTCACTCTCCTGAATCGGAAAAATAGCCCCGCTACCCAACTGCGGAACACCCTTGCTGCGTGCCATACGCTCATGAACAGGTAACTCGTCCCACATAATACGCTTCTCATCGTCAGATAAATGAGGAGCATCATCCCATGTGGCCATTATTACATACTTGCCGTTCACAACGTTGCTGCCGTCATCAGGCAACTTACCGTTTGGTAAAAATGCCAGGACAGTATCGCTCATACCCTCTAATGGAGTAAATGTGCACATCATCATGCCAGGGTCACGTAACCGATCTGTACCCATAGTTCGAATTAAATTCTCGGTGTGAATACTATAAGGCGGCTCCTCATCTTCCCAAATTACGTCCTGCTCAGTACCTTCAAAACTCGAACGACCCTCGCTGTAAGACTTAAATCCTAAAATACTGTTCCCGCCACTTACATGCTTAACTAAAACAGTATCTATTGCGTCAGGCACACCGCCAGCCTTGGGAGTAGTCTTTATAATCAAATTCTTCCGAAGCAACCCGGTACCGCGCTCACCAACCTTGCCTAACAACTTGGCCTGGATAATGTCACGAACCGTCTGACCAGTCTTACCGCAAGCACGACATACTACAGGATACTCAAAACGACGACCAACCCACCAGTCAGGATACTCACCAGTTAAATGCAACGCAATCTCGTAACCCCCTATACCCTCAG